TGTGATTGTCGGATCAAATTCAAAGACATTTTCAATATCTTCCGCCGGCGCATACCCGCCTATCCTGGTATGGAACATGATATGCCCGTTTAAGATTTCCGCAATCGGATTTTCGTCATGGTCAAAAACGATTTCCCCGCCGGCTATGTCATTGGAACCCTGCAATCCGTTAAGCTGCATATTGAAGCCGGAAACAACTTCATCAATCAGACGGTAATTCGTCAGATCCCCGACGTTCTGGAAAAACGTCAGCTTGAAATTGTTCTCGATATAGTCAAATATGGTTACAATGTTGATCCAGCGGTCAAGCGGATCCGTGGATGAAGGGTAAGCCGCCGTATTGCTGCCCCAGCATTTCCACCCGTTCATATTGATCGCCGTCACGACGCCGCAAGCGTTCAGGTAATCGTTCGCTTCGTCCAAGTCCATAAGGATTTCTTCCCCGCCGGCCGTATAAAGCCCCGTGATTTTCAGATCCTTGTTATCCGGCGACTGTGACGGAACACCGCCGTTTGATGCCGCCAGATATTCCAGGTGTGCCGCAAGCTGCGCGCTGAAATAATATTTGTAATCGCCAACGCCGATCAGCGGCCAGCACACGATCATATTGCGGTCAGACAATGCCGATCTGTCCTTATACTCCTTTACGTTCTCCATCCCGTCCGCTTTTCCCTCGGCTGTGTCAAGGTCAGAAACAACCTTTGCCGTGAAAAGGGATGATATGAGCTGCGCCTTTGCGTTCAAGGCAAGGTTTACGGCCGTAATGTGCGACCATCCAGGCGCAAGAAGCAAGGACGGAACGACGCCGAACCTTTGATGTACGCGCCCGATCAGTTCCATTCCGGTTCTTTTCTTCGTCTTTACGTTGTAGGAACCGATCACATCCTCATATGTGACGGCCTCCGGATCAATCTGTGTATAAGTTGCTTTCAGGCTCGTTTCCGCTGCTGCCGCGCCAGTGCTTACAACCGCAACCGTGACGGTTCCATCCGCATTAAAGGATGCAATATAATCTTTTTCCGGCTCATACAGTTTATCCGATTCACCGGGGGAACCAATCTGAAGCTGATCCAGAAGGATCCCCGTTTCCTTGATATTGATTTTCCCGGCCGCCACTTCGTAGGTCTTTGAAAGCTCCGCCTTGACGTGCCTTGTCGGATCCAGCACATTGATCATGATAATGGGCGCAACCGCGAAAACGTCAAAAGACGCATACATGGACTGGCACAATGTATAGTTTTTAAAATCTGTACAATATCCAAGCCCTGCGATTGCCGCCGCCTTGCTGTGGAACATGAACGGCTTGTTTACCGTGTCATACGGATCTTCCGCAAGATTTACCGGCGCCGTGCCTACAACACACTGTATGCAGCCGTCCGAAGTGATCGGAACGGAAAGCTGCGTGGCAAGGCGCCGCGTCCTTATGCCATGTTTGTAATTAGACATATGTTTACACTCCTTCCATTAGTTTTTTTACATCCTCTTGTGAAAGCGCAAGAACCCGGTCATAAGCAACGGCGCGCGCCGCCCCTTCCGTGTTGGCTTCCTTCATTGCGCTTTCCAGTGTGGAAAGCGGAACAATCAAATTCCGCATAATCGGCATGGCCGCCGCCAGTTTTTCAAGCCCGGATGGAAGCCCGCCGGAAAATGTGGCCCCATGCCGCGCCACGCCCCGGACCGTCGGGCCTATGTACATGGTCATTCCGTTAGTATCAGTCATATTCCGTCTCCCTTATTTTGGGCGCGGCGACCGTCCAGAACGTGGCCATGCCGCCTATGAATTTCGGCCATGTATCATCTTCCTGGAATTTCTTAATCAGCGGAAAATTTATCCGGTAACGCTGATTTACAATGCGGTTTTCCAGAAATCTTTTGGCCAGCCTGTTCATGACGTTTGCAACATCAAAATGGCCCTGCTTGTTAGGATTCTTGTCAATGATCCCCACCTGGAAATATACGGTTACAAGAATTTCCGAATCCTCGTCCTCTATTTCCTCTTCATCCAGGCATACCAGCACATACGGATAATGTTCATCATCATTTTTTCCTTTTTTTGCCGGAAGGTTCTGTGGGTATACGTTAAAATGCAGGTATTCCCCCGCATTGTTGATTGATGTATACCCTTCCAGTTCGTTTTTCACTTCCTCAACAAGCGATCTTTGCAAATGAACGTCTGTCTGCACGTTTACCGCCCCCCTTGTAAGATATTGTTTACTTCTGCATCAATCCGCCGTTCCAGCATTTCAGACGCCGCATCCTGTATATTTCCAAGCACTTCATCATTTTTGATCATGGATGGAACGGCCGGCCCGTAAAGCTGTTTTATGGGAAGCCTTCTGGCGGATTTCCTGGTCATTACGCCGCTGTGGCCGGAACCCATGCTTGCAAGGAACGCTTTCGGATTTCCGGAAAGCGGCTTCATGCCGCCGGCCTTTTCCACTCCCGCCTTGTAAACGGATGGGGAATAGCCCCTTTTCGTCCGCTTTACTCCCCGGTTCGGGCTGACCTTAAATTTTGACAGGGCGATCGGGCCGCCTTTTGATTTCAGCTCCGCGGATAATTTCGCCGTGGATGCCTTTGAAAGTGTGACCGTTTTCAGAACATCCCCCTGCGATATAAAATATTTTGCAGCAACTTCCCTTTTTGTTTCAGTCTTTGCTTTCTGCGCCGCCCGGTTGATTGCCCTTGCAAGCACCAGCGGGGCCTTGCTTTTTAGGTTCCCCAGCTTTTTTTCAAGTTCCTTTACGCCAGTAACCTTTATTTCTGAATAAATCAACCCGCATTCCCTCTCAAAATGATGGTATAGCCGCCATAATCTTCAAGCACCTGCCCGACCGGGTAAGATTCCCCGTCAAGCTCAATGATCTGGCCGACTACCGGCTCAAAACCAAGATCTTTCTTTTGGACGAAAAACATTTTATCATCCCGGAAAATGCCGTCTGTGTCGGATGTTTTCCCCAGGTTCAGTTCCAGAAGCGTTTCATTATCCACAACAATGAGGATTTCATCCCCGTTTATTGTGTGGATTTCCCCGAACTCCGCCGGATTGAAAAACGTCTGTGAAAAATCCTTTTCAAGCTGTTCTTTGAACGACCTCATGCCGCATTACTCCCCTTCTGCACCGGCGCCGCCTTCCATCTGTTCTTCCTGGAAATCAATGACGGCGGCCTGCAGATCCTTCAGGCCCTTTTCCTCGTAATTTTCCCCCAGATCAAACCCGATCTTTTTTGCGTATGCGGCAACCTCTTTCTTTGAACGGATTTTCCGGATTTCATCCGGATTTTTCATCCCGTCCGGCTCCGTTACGTTAAAACCGTCAAAACCGCCGTTTTCCGGCTCCTGTTCATCCTCCGGATCTTCCTCCGGCTCCTCATAGGCTGCGGCCGGTACGTCCGCCGGCTCAACGAATTTCTTTGATTTCAGAAATGCCAGGTCAGACTTTGAAAGATCTTCCGGAAGGATGGAACCCGGCTTGAAAACTTTTCCCTGCGTGGTAACTGTCACTTTTGTTTTGTATCTCATTTTCATTTCCCCCTTTCCTCAGTTTCCCGCTGCGTTCTTGTTTACATAGATAACCGCCCAGCTTTCCACATCAAACGGACGCGGAAGCGGTCTGGATGTCAGCCGCACCTTTTTAACCTCGTCTTTTTCATCCGCCCACACTTTGGGAACCAGGCGGCCTTCATAGGACTGGAATTTTTTATCTTCCATCTGCGTGACAAGCCCATATTCGATCTGCCCTTCGCCCGTGGAATGGCCCATCAGAACGGTTCCGGGCGGGATAAGTGCTTCTTCCTCTCCGTCGTCATTCAAAAACCATTCATCATAGGTATAAATATCCATGTCAAGCTCCGCAATCCTGCCGTAAAAAGTCAGCGCCGGATCCACAACACGCGGCTCAATCACAACATTTTTCATATTCAGAACATCCATTGCCTTGATAACAAAAGGATTGTCCATGAAATCTTCTATTGCGTCAGACGCGAAAAGCATCATGTCCGGCGCCCTTCCAGTGTCTTTGATAATTTTCTTTCTGATCGGCCGAAGCGTTTTCAACGGATCCACGGTTGCCAGCGACCAGACTTCATCAGCCCCCAGCACATAAATATTTGTGAAGCCAAAATCAACCTGCACGTCAACACCCTCGTCCTCGTCCACAACATCCAGTTTCCCTTCATAGAGTACCTGGCGGCACATCCATTCTTTTCTTCTGTCAATGGATTCTTCAAGGTCTGTGAAATCTTTCGCAAGAAGTTCATCCTCACGTTCGGCCGGCGTCCTCTGTGAATAGACGTTTTCCCCCAGCGTCCTTTTGGTAATGTCGTCAACGGTCAGAACCCTTTCCGGCGCGATCTTCGGCGTCGTGAACTGATTCGTCTGGAATCCCTGGCGCGTGATCACTTTGCCGCCCTTGCGCGGGGAAACGAAAGGCGCCATAATGCGCTTCCCTTTCCTTACGTCAAACTCAACCTTTTCCGTGACGTGCGTTTCATCACCCGGAAAGAAAGTCTTTTGCAGAAAGCTCCGAACCGGCGGCGTCTGGTCAATCGCCTGTATCATTTCAATAGTGGTGTACTCTGCCATTTTAAGCCCCCCTTACTCGTAATTCTGGACGCTGCGAAGGTAGATATTGATCCCCTTTAAATCGTCCTCGAAAGTGTCAACAGTTGCGCCCTCTCCGGAAACGACCACCGCCCCGCGGTTGAACTCCCCGCTCTGATATGCAACCGCGGGAATATTGCCTGCCGTCTTGTCAGTTCCCGTGTCGGTATCATCCGTAAGGATGCCGAAAATTTTCATTTCCACACCGTCAACCGTGGTTCCGGCGATATATCCGGCATTGTCAGCCCCTTTCATGATGAGGGAACCGCGTTTCAGCACTCCATACCCGGCCTTCAGGCCGATCCCCTCTTTCAGAATGGGAAAATCCGGCGATACAATAAGGGAATCCGGCTTGAACTCCCCGGTTTTTTCAAACATTTTCATCATTTCTTCCCCCTTCTCTTATCTTTTCCAAGCATTGCGGCAAACCCGCTCACTTTTTCGGCGCTCTGCACCCGCTGCTCTCCCTCCGGATCATAGCCGGAATTTGGATCCCCGCCGACTGCTGCCGCACCGGACGTTTCCAGATCCTTTTCCAGATCATCCATGAATTTCTGGCCGGCCTTATTGTTGGCTTTCATCTGCGCCAGCGCAAGATCGGCGGCCGTGACCGGCTCCGTATATTTTGCCTTTTCCAGAACGTCAGCCGGGATCCCCTGCGCTATCTCGTCAATGGCCTTCAGCCTTTCCCGCTCATTCTTTACGGCTTCCGCCGCAATTTGGGCGCACATTTCCGGATATGCCGCTTTCAGCCCTGCGGCGTCCTTGATTTCCGGCGTTACCATGTTTTCATCCATCTTTTTACTTCCTTTCTGTGAAATTGGTTTATTTGAAAAAGCCCCGGCGCCCTTCTGCGGCGTTTTAGAAAGTGCCTGAACCTTTTTCCGTATTTCATCCGGAACAAAGTTTTCCATATACTTCCCGTAAGTGTAGGAAACTCCGTCCACCTTGAAGCAATTAGAAAATGCGGCGTTTGAAAAATCCCCCTCGATCAGCCCGTCGCAAAATCCGGCGTCTATGGCTTCCTGCCCGACATACCAGCTTTCCGCATCCATAAGTTCCCCGATCTCGTCCTCTGTCTTGTCCAGGCGCTCCATGTAAGCCGCCACAATGGATTTTTTGACCGTGTTTGTGACCTCTGCCAGCTTGATCAGATCGTCCGCCTGGTAAGAACCCCATAGGCTCACGGAAGGATTATGGGCCATGAGGATCGCATTTTTGGCAATCCTGCGGCTGTCGCACGCCATAAGAACGATCGTCGCCGCGCTGGCGCATATCCCCATTATGGTTCCCGTAACTGTTGCGGCATTCATTTTCAGCGCCGTATATATGGCGTTAGCGGCGAATACATCCCCGCCCGCGCTGTTAATGGCCACATTGATTGTCTTTTTGTTTCCAAGCCCGTTCAGCTCGTCAATAAAGCTCCGGTATGTGACACAATCATCATCCCACCAGCTTTCTTCGCTCTCAATCGTGCCGAAAAGCTGTAATTCTGCCGAATCCCCATTATCAATGAAATTCCAGAACTTGTTATTCCTCGGATTCGCCGCCATCCTCGCCGGCGGCGTCGCCGTCACTCTCGGTTCCCTCTGCATCTGTTTCTTCCTCGCTTTCTTTCAGATTTTCTTTTCCAGCATCCGCACCTCCGGAAGATGCCTTCCCGGATGATAGGCCGGCGGCCTGCATGATCTGTTTTTCCCTGGCAAGCTGCGCCACATTGCTTTCAAAATCCCCGCCAAGAAGTTCCGTTGTTTCCCTCTGCCTTGTGGAAATGCCTATCTCTATCCGTTTTTCTGCGGCCGATACCTCTTTGACCGGATCAACCATGCCTTGCGCCGGCCCGTTCCACTGTGCGCCGCAATATGCCGCGCGGATCATGGGATCCAGAAAAAAGCCAGGCGCATGAAGCCGGCCCTTTGCGATTGCTTCAGAAAGGAAAAGCTCATATACCGGCTGGCAAAAATCCGCCGCTATCCACGTCCGCTTCATGCGGAAGGCTTTCCAGGCTTCCAAAAGCGCCGCCCTGGAAGCTGAATAACTGGACATGAAACTTTTCATAAGCACTTCCATAGGGATTTCAAGCGCCGCCCCGACATATTTTGCAAGGGATGTTACAAAAGCATCAAAATTAGAGGAAGGGCGCTTTGCATCCGCAATCTCTATTTTCTCCCCAGGATTCAGCACGTTTACAAGTCCGGGGCCGACCTCATAATTTATATCATCATCCGAAACGCGATCTTCATCATCCACAACGCCGGTAAACCCGAACTCCGACGTTCCATTTTCAGACGTGACGAAAACAGTAAACACCCCATTGATAACGGCCGCCATCATTTCCGCTTCGCTATACCGTGTAAGCTGCTTCAGCGATTCAATGACCGGCGCCAGATACGGAACCCCCCTGTACTGCTCTGCGCGTTCCGTTTCAAAAATCATCAGCGCGCCCGGCGCGCCAGTGCGATCCCCAAAAGCCTTGACCCTTTTCCATTCCTTTTGTGCGTATAGGTTGCTGTTTGGGTATGTATTGCATACATGGTAAGCAACAACCCGGTTGTTTTTATCCACTTCCACGCCGTTGAAAATCCTGTTTCCGTTGTCCGGATTCGTCGCATAAAGATAGACGCTGTTTCCCGTCGTGTGCGGCGTGGAAACTCTGTCCGATTCTATCAAATGGATCCGCAACCCATAGGGGAACGCCCTGGAAGGCTTCTCATACTCCAAAAGGATGCAGGCGTCGCCATTCATCAGCCAGGACATACAGACCACCTGCTGGATCTCATAAAAATTATTTACCCTGGTAGAATCACAAAATTTTGATCCGGCCCAGAATTTGAACTCCCTTTCCGCCGTCTGCTGCCATTCCGCGGCCTGTTCCGGCGTAAGTTTTAAAAATTCCGCGTCAATCGTGCTTTTTAATTTCAGCCCTTCCCCTATGATGTTTGTCCGGTTCGTCTTGATTGCAGACACCGCAAGCGGCGCGGACATATAAAGGCTGCGGCTCCGCTGCCGCAATATGGGGATATTTTTGTCTATATCCTCCTGCGGCGTCTTGCTGGATGCCAGCCATCCGCGCATAGAGTTTTTATTTCTGGCCGCCCCGGATTCATCATAGCCGGAATTTCGGATTGACCGGATTGTTTGCAGCTTGAAGCGGTCATGTTCCCGCCGCACCGCTGCGGCCGGATTTACCACTTCAACGATTTTGTCAAAAATATTCATGCAGCACCCCCTATAAATCCCGCGGGATGAACCTGCCGGCCTTGTTTTTACCGCCTGCCGCTTCCAGTGATTCCACCTGTTTTTCCAGATCCTTGATCGCCGCCCTTATTGTGGACAAATCAGCCCTTTTCAGGCTCTTTGTTCCTATCGTGTATTCCTGGTTCAAAAGGACGGCTTCTTCGGCCTCATAATACATTTCCAGCCGTTTTTTATAGCGTTCCAGCCGTTTTTCCCTTAACTCGCCCATGTTTTCATCCCCCTATAACTGGATTCCCCGGTTTACGGCCCCGGTTTTCCTCTTTTTCTTCGCTGCGGATGCCGGCCGCTTTTTCATATAGTTAATCCCAGCCTTCACTTTCTTTTCCAGAATGTCAAAATCCGGACGCAGGATTTCAACCGCCGCCGTGTTGTAAACGCGCAAATCCAGCGGTTCATTTCTGGTTCCGGATTTCTTTTTCCACTTAATGATGGCCCGCCCGTCCTTTACCTCTGTGACCCTCTGTTCGCTGTTAAGGCCTTTTATGTAGGTTTCATCATAGCCAAGTTCCTTGTTTATGGGGAAATGGCAATAGCCGGGCCCTTCATCCACCGCGGCAAGCCTGGTCACAACAATTTCTTTCCCGGAATCCACGCCCAGGATGAAAACCTTTACTTTGTATTGGTTGTTTGTAGATACCATATGGAGTAACGGGATCCCTTCCCCGGCTTTATCCCGGCTCATGCCCTTTATGCCGAAAATCATTTTTCCCTTTTTCTCCATCTTTTTTAAGAACTGATAACATTTTGTTGTATAGTGGCCGCCCGTGTCTATGCAGGTTGCCGCAATCAAAAGCCCCGCGCCGGACGAAAAGAAAAGCTCCCTGTCCAGGTATGTTTCCAGGTTATCCCATGTTTCATCAAGTTCCAGATTCCCGTATAATTTTTCAATCTTGATCCCCCATGATTCATACCCGCGGCCCCAGCCCACGATCTCAACCTCGAAGCGATCATCCTGTACGTCAACGGATGCCGTCAGCAGCAGGACGCCGTCCGGTATTTCTGCCATGTATCTTTCACGGCGGGCAAGAAGGGCGTCATCATCCGCACCCTTGCCGCGTTCTTC